CGCAGTAGTTACCATTCCGTTGTTAGTTGGTGGTATGACTAAAGGTGCATCAGCAGCGAGTTCAGGTGGAGTGATTGTACGTAGAATTACGCTCAACAATCCATCTGGCTCTTTGTCTACTGCAAACGTGTCTATTACAACAAGTAATGACGGTAATATTTCTAATGCAGTAGTTGCTAATACAACGCTGACGCTTACCGCAACTGGTTTGTATCAAGATTTAACGATTGCATCACCTTATAGTGCTAATACGGTTGTTAGTGGTTTTAATACAAATGCTTTATACGTCAATGTTAATACTGCGTCTGGTAATAACAACACAGTAACCATTGCTGTATATGGCGATGTGGTGTCGTTTTAATGACAACATATTATGTAACAAACAATTCGGATACCGTTCTGACAGATAGTTGGGACGGTAAGCCGTTTGTCTTTGAACCGGGTAAAACCACTGAGGTACCGGAAGAAATAGTTGTACACGTATTTGGTCATCATGCACAAGATAAGTCACCATTCCTTGCACGTTTTGGATGGGCTAAAACTTTGAATGATATACCAGAAGGATTAAAAAAATTGGAGCAATTCGTTATTAGTAACGAGCTTCCAAAAGTAAAGAACCATCTAATACCCCCGGTGGTGGAAAGAGTACCTTTGCCTGCCTCAAAACAGGTAAAGGGAAAAGTCCTTAACGCTGCATAAATATGGATAGAATATGGCACAAGCTACATTGCAAAGTTATGTCACAGAATGTCAACGGCTTCTGCACGATGCCAATGCTGTTTTTTATTCTGTACAGGAATTAACAGACTATATTAATGCAGCAAGAGAACGTACTGTTCGAGATACGGGGTGTACTAGAACACTGCAGATAACACAAACACCTGCAAACCCAAGTGGACTAACATCAAGTAATCCTCCTATTGCATGGGTAGGTGGTGCTACTGCAACAACAGGCACGTTGGTTTTTTACAACATTTATACTTATACTGTAGTATCAGGAGGTACATTTGATACTACTCCTCCACCATATCCGGGGAATACAGGGTCAGCACAGAATGTTTATCCACCATCCGGAACATTTACGAATGGTACAGTAACATTACAATATGCTGGTCCTGTAGAAGTTATCCCTTTTGCAGCACTACCACAAGGTATTAATACGCTAGATATTATTAATATTAATATTTTTTGGGGTAATACACGTTATCCTTTGCTATATAAACCTTGGACACAATTCAATGCTGAGTTACGTTATTGGCAAAACTATGTAGGACAACCCGTTTGTTTCTCTGTATATGGACAACAACAGATTTATTTGTCACCAATACCTGACCAGATATATACATTAGAAGTGGATACGGTATTGTTACCAACTCCATTAACGAATTTGTCTGACGTAGATACACAGATTAATGACCCGTATACATCTCCTGTTGCTTACTATGCTTCGTATAAAGCTAAGTTTAAAGAACAGAGTTATGGTGAATCTGAAATATTTAAACAACAATACAATCAACAAATACAAGCAGCATTGAGTTCTACGTTTACTAGACGGATGCCAAGCCCTTACTTACCGGTGCTATAACATGGCACAAAGTCCTGAACAAAAAAAATCGTATCAGGTCATTAAACAGTTTACTACTGTTAATACCAAAGCAAACCGTACAGCTATAGACGAATCTGAGTTTTCTTGGTTAGAAAATGCTATGCCGGTAGGATACTCTAATTTAAAAATTACAGGTCAACGTACAGCCGTTACTGACAATACGAGTAATGCCGTTGTTTTTTCTGCCAATATTACGTATTTTTCTTCAGTCAATATTGGTTTAAATGATTATATTGTTGCATTTAAAGATGATGGTTCGGCACAAGGATTTAATTTACAAACCAAAACATTAGTCACTATTGGTTCTCCGGGTAAATTTTCTAGTAACGGTATTGCGGTTAGTCAATGGAAAAACCAAGATATGCTCATCATAGACCCTAATAATGGATACTATGTATGGGATGGAAACAATACAATCTTTGTTGGTAGCGTAGGACAGATTGCACTGATTAGTGGTGGTTCAGGATATACGGCTGCACCCGGTGTTGTATTGTCAGCACCGAATGATGCTAACGGTATACAAGCACTTGCAGTATCTACAATTACTAATAACGTAGTAACTTCTGTTACGTTGACAGAAGCTGGTTCAGGATATACACAAGCACCTACTGTATCTTTTTATGGTGGCGGTGGTACGGGAGCCAACGCTGTTGCTAGTATTGTGACTTTTGCTACCGGTACAGTATCGATTGCCGTTACCAATCCCGGTGATAGTTATACAGGCACCCCAACCGTTAATATTTCTGGTGGAGGTGGAACTGGTGCAAATGCAACAGCAGTTGTAAATGGTAATGCTATTTCTACGATTGTGATGACCAATCCGGGTACGGGATACACCAATTCTGCTAATTTAGTAGTAACTTTAAGTGGTGGAGGAGGTGCTAATGCAACTATTGCGGCTACTATTAATAATACTCCTAATGTGGATATTGCTTCTTTTAGCGGTAGAGTATGGATTGCGGCAGGTAGACAAGTCTATTATTCTGCTGCAGGAACCTACAACGACTTTACTAGCGTATCAGCCGGAAACATTTTATTAACAGATTCTACATTGCATGGAATCTTATATAAGTTATTGGCAGCAAACAACTTTTTGTATTTATTTGGTGATGATTCGATTAACGTATTTTCTGATGTGAGGGTACAAACCAATGGTACTACTTTATTTACTAACACTAACGTGTCTGCCTCTGTTGGTTCTAAACGAGCCAATGCTATATTCCCTTATTTCAGGTCTGTTTTATTTATGAATGATTACGGAATCTACGCTTTAGTAGGTTCTACAACATCTAAAGTATCAGACCCGTTAGATGGTATTTTTCCAAACATTGACTTTACGTATCCAGTCTATGCTGGTCAAGTATTAATCAATAATATTCTGTGTGCAGCATTTAACTTTAGATATTATGACGCTATCTTTTCTAAGTCGTATCGGTACATACAAGCGGTATTTTTTGAGAAAAAATGGTTTTTTACCAGTCAAGGTAATAGTTTAGAGTTTATTACTTCTGCTCCCGTAGGAGGTGTCGTTAATTTATATGGTACAGAAAATAGTGCTTTATATCAATTGTATTCAGATAAAACTTCTAATGTAGCAAGTATTATTCAAACTGCACTGATGCCGATGAATGACCCAATACGGGATAAACAAGCACTTAAATTTGGGGTTGAAGTTACGACAGCAAATAGTACAATATTTAGTGTAACGGTGGATTCTCAAGCTGGTTCTAGTCCTCCGTATACACTACAAAATAATGTCCTTTGGTATAACAATTTAGGAACAAATATCAATTGGATAAATAACAGTAGTCAGGTAATATATTGGTTATTTACAAGTGGTTATTATTTATATAAGTCAGATGCACAGCAATGGGGTAAATACTTAGGGTTAACACTGACATCCAACTCTGCTGCATTTGTTGTGAATACGTTTGAATTTGAACATGAATTAAGAGCGAGGTTCTAACATGGCAGTCCCATACACATTTGCTACGGCAACATCATCCATTCCACTCAGTCAACTTGACGCTAATTTTGCTACGGCAATTACGCTGGGCAATACAGCAGTTTACTTAGGGAATACCACTACCAGTATTGGTAACTTAACACTTACTAATACAACTATTTCTAGTGTAGCAGTTACTTTTCCTAACAGTTATTTAGCCAACTCTAGTGTAACCATCGGTTCTACGAGTGTAAGTCTTGGTGGTACAGCAACCACTATAACTGGACTTACTTTAACAAGTCCTACTATTACTGGTGGTACTAGTACAGCAACACAGAATTTAGCAAACGTAACAGGAACACTTGCTGTCGGTAACGGTGGTACAGGATTAACAACATTAACATCAGGATATATACCTTATGGAAATGGTACAAGTGCTTTTAATTCTAGTAGTAATTTATATTTTAGTGGAAGCAATTTAGGAATAGGTACAAGTAGTCCTAATGCTTATGGTGCTGGATATGATACTTTGCAAGTAGCTGGTTCTACGGCAGGTATTGTTCAGGCTACTGGAAATTCTAATGCCATTATTATGGAAATTATTGGAAATACTGGTGCTGGCACAGGTCAAGTAGGAACAAGAACAAATACTGCATTAGCATTTAAAACAAACAATACTGAAGTAGGTCGTTTTGATACTAGTGGTAACTTGTTGGTA